GTTGTGTGCGATTGATATTGCGAAATTAGTTGATCTGTTCGGCGGGGATATGACTGATTCCATTAAGAAAATGGAAGAACAAGTAGTCAAATCAGATAATCGACTCAGAGCGATGATGGCTAAACCGATTGAAAAAGCCCCATCTGAAAGCGATGAAGTTGGCAAGGGTACGAAACAATTTGAAGGCTTTGGCGATAAGAATAAAAAAGACCCGTCTAGAGTAGGTGAGTGGGATGCAAAATTAGCAGAAGCCAAGGTTTACTACCAAAAAGAAAATGATTTGCGGGATATGTCAAAAGAGCAAGAAAAGGCTTATTGGCAATCTATTCAAAAAACTCAATCTTTAACTAATGCGGAATCTATCGAACTACGCAAAAAAGTATCTGCTTTGGATTTAGAGATTATGAAAAAGTCCGTTAAAGACGGGCAAGGTTTAGCCAAGGAAGCGATTACTGAATATCAACGTAATGGCCTTGATGAAATCGCTATTGAAGAAGAAAAATCCAAGCGCAAAAAAGACTTAGGTGAAATCTCTGCTCAAGACTTTATTAAGCTACAACAAACCTACGAGAATCAGCGCTACGCTATAGAAGAGATCGCTCAAAACGCTCGTATTGAGTTACAACGCAACGATCCAAGTCAAGACCCAGTTGCCCTACAAGTTCAATTAGATAAGCTCTTAGAGTTACGTCAGAAACACGCTAAACAAGTAGAGCAGTTAAATACTTCTATGGCAAACCAAGTGAAGGCTGATTTTCAGTCAATGCTTGCTCCAATAGAGAACGCCGTCAGCACCTCTGTCACCGGAATGATTCAAGGGACTACAACGCTCAAAGCAGCAATGGCTAATTTGATGCAATCTATTCTCGGTTCATTTGTTAGCGCTATAACAAGTATGGTCGCTAAATGGGCAGCGGGTGAAATGGCTAAAACTGGATTGGCTCAGTCATGGTCAACGGTTCGCCAAGCCTTATTTGGTGAAGAGGTATTAACTGCGGTTGCAGCTAAAAAACTAGAAGCTGCTGGAACGATTCCCGCCGAAACGGGTGTCGCTGCGATGGGGGCTGCCTCTGCCGTAGCATCTATTCCGATAGTTGGCCCAGCTATGGCCGTTGCCGCTGCTGCTGAAATGTCAGCTATGGGTGCTGGCTATTTAGCTCTAGCCTCTGCCTCTGGTGGTTTTGATATTCCAGCTAACGCTAATCCATTAACTCAGTTACACGCAAGCGAAATGGTATTACCAGCGCACATTGCTAATCCGTTGCGTGAGTCTTTAGCTGGTGGCGGTATGGGCGGGGGTGGTTCTACTGTCAATATTAATGCCACACCTATGAAGGGTGGATTTCTAATGATGCACAAAGAAGAGTTGGCAAAGGCAATTAAGTCTTTGCACCGTGACAATATGATTAAATTCGCATGAGCAATATATTTCCCGATCTGCCTGGTCTATCTTGGAATAGAAAAAAGACTCCAACTTGGTCAACCAAGATTCAAACTTCCGCATCCGGTAAGGAATTGCGGGCTTCTTACTATTCCTATCCTAAGTGGCAGTTTTCTTTATCCTATGAAGTTCTTAGAGATTCAGGACAAGCTGAGATTCAATCTTTAATCGGTTTATTCAATGCCTGTAAGGGTTCATACGATTATTTCTTATATACAGATTCCGATGATTGCACGGTTACAGGGCAAGCGTTTGGATTGGGCGATGGCTCTACCAAGGCTTTTGGTTTAGTACGATCCTATGGCGGTTTTATTGAACCTATTGGGGCTATTAATGGCACTCCTTTGGTTTATATCAATGGCACTCCTACCAGCGCCTTCACTATTACCAATAACGTACTGACATTTACTAGCGCACCCGCTTCCGGTGCTGTTTTGACGTACTCAGGATCGTTTTATTTTAAATGTCGATTCTTGCAAGATTCTTTAGAGTTCAATCAATTTTTGCACCAATTATGGGAAGCAAAAAAAGTTGAGTTTGTCAGCATCAAATGAAAACGGCTAATACTGCATTAACCAATTTATTGGCGGCTAACGATACTTTTCTTATGGCCGATCTATTTACTTTTACTTTAATTACTGGTGATATATATCGCTGGACTACGGCTGATATTGACATTAATTATTCTGGAAATATTTATAAGTCTGGATCATCCTTAATCAAGCGTGGAACAACCAAAAATATCTTAGGAATTGAAGTAGATACTTTGAGCGTAACACTCTTCCCAAGCGCTACAGATACGATCAGTAATATCAAACTTTCTACTGCAATCTTGAGTTTTGGCTTTCTAGACAATGCAAAATTAGAATTGAGAAAGTGCTTTTTGACGGATTGGTCAACACCAATCGGAGATTTAATCTTATTTATGGGTACGGTTTCTGACATTGTGGGAACTGGTACGCAAATTGATATTAGTGTTAAATCTAAGCTCGAAGTACTTAATGCTCAAGTGCCACGCAATCTCTATCAGGCATCTTGCATGAATTTGGTATATGACACTATCTGTCAGGCCAATAAATCAAGCGTGACGGTAACTGGATCGGCTACCTCGGGAACTGTCTCTACTGTTAGCTCTAGCGTTTACTTNTCCGATGGCTATTTCGACTTAGGGGTTCTTACTTTTACTTCCGGCTTAAATTCTGGCATTAAGAGAACGGTTAAGAAGTTTGCTGGCTCAGTTTTTACTTTTTCTTTGCCTCTTCCTTTTGCCCCAAGCTCGGGCGATACGTTTAGCGTTTTCCCTGGTTGTGATAACACGATGGCAACTTGCTCATCTAAATTTGGCAACTTAATCCACTTTAGAGGGATGCCATTTATTCCAGTACCAGAAACGAGTATCTAAGTGAATACAGTTATTCAAGAAGCTATGTCATGGATGGGCACTCCTTATCATCATCACGGCAGAGTAAAAGGTGCTGGAGTAGATTGCGCCACATTGTTATGTGAAGTTTATGAGGCCGCTGGTCTTATTCCACATATTGAGCCAGGCACATACGCACCAGACTGGCATTTACACCGGTCTGAGGAAAAGTATCTCGGCTGGCTAGAGGAATACGGTACTGAGATTGACTCACCTCAAGCGGGTGATGTAGCGGTCTGGAAAATAGGGCGCTGCTTTAGTCATGGTGCGATAGTAATTGATAGAAATACCATGATCCATAGTCACATGGGTCAAGGCGTTGTTTTGGAAAATTTAAACAAATTTGGCGATAGAGCCGTTAAATTCTTTAGGGTAGGTAAACAATGAGCGGTCTATTTGGTGGAGGATCAGCGCCTTCTACAAGCACTACCGCAAATCGGGTATCTGCAATGCAGATTCAAACCTCAAACTACGGCAAGGCTTTGCAAATTGTTTATGGGACAACCCGAGTTAGTCCAAATCTAATTTATTACACCGATTTTCAAGCCATTCCTCACACTACTACAACTAGCTCTGGCGGCGGTGGCGGTAAAGGTGGTGGTGGCGGTGGTTCTACTTCTAGCAATACAACTTTCACCTATAAAGCCTCAGTCATCATGGCGCTTGGTGAAGGTCAAACAAATAACATCGGCACAATCTGGCGCTCAAAAGAGCAATTTACTTCATTAGCCTCAATAGGAATGGATAAAGTAACTGGAGCGGTAGGGCAAACTCCTTTATCTTATTTGACCGGATCGCATCCTTCTGAGGCGCTAGGCTACTCTGGAATTTCGTATGTCTATGGTTGGGGTATTGATCTTGATACCAGCGCTGCTATGTTTAATTATTCTTTTGAGCTAGTAGGTCAATTTGTATATCAATTTAATGGCGGTACTTCATCATCTCCTTTGGCTAACGATGCCAATCCAAAAGATATTATTTTCGACTTATTAACTAACGAACAATATGGTTGCGGGTTTAAATCATCGGATTTTGGTGATTTATCTAGTTTTGCAAACTATTGTTTAGCTGCCGGAATTTATATCAGCCCTTGCTATGACACACAAAAGTCTGGCGCTGACGCAGTAAATGAATTAGCATTAATAACTAACTCTGCTCCAGTCTATTCGGATGGATTATTAAAAATAATCCCGTATCAAGATTCCTCACTTTCTGGAAATGGCGCTACTTATTCTCCCAACATCACCCCAGTTTATGATTTAAACGATGATGATTTTCTTATTAAAAGTCAGGGTGATGACCCTGTAAAGATTACCCGTAAGACAGTAGCCGATGCGTTTAATCAGGTTCAGGTTGAATTTATGAACCGTTCCAATGATTACAACGTAGATATAGCGACTGCAAAAGATCAAGCTAGTATCGAATCTAGTGGATTTAGACCGCAAACCGTTACGCAACTTCATGCCATTTGCGATCCCGCAATTGCTCAAAAGGTGGCGAATAATATCCTTCAACGAGTCTTATATATACGCAATACCTATGAATTCACTTTAGGTTGGAGGTATGGCAGATTAGAGCCAATGGATATAGTGACGATTAGTGATGACACTTTAGGATTTAGCAGAGTACCGGTCAGAATTACGGAAGTTCAAGAGGATGAAGAGGGTAATTTGGCGATCGTTGCAGAAGAGTGCAATTTCGGTACAGCATCATCTTCTTTATATCCTCATCAAGATAATTCAGGTTTTGCTCATAATTATCAAATCTCCCCAGGCAATGTTTCTGCTCCTTCTTTCTTTGAGCCTCCAGTTGATTTAACTACTACAGGATTGGAAGTTTGGGCGGCCATGACTGGAGTGAGCCAATATTGGGGTGGTTGCTCTATTTGGGTATCGCTTGATGGATCGACTTATAAAAAACAAGGTCAGATATTTGGTGGCGCTCGATATGGTACTTTGACGGCAGCGCTTAATTCCAGTAATTCTTTGTCAGTTGCTTTGGCGGGTACTGGCGGCCAACTCCTTTCCGGAACAAGTCAAGACGCTTCAACCTTGCAAACGCTTTGCATGGTAACGGATGGCGTTAATACAGAATATCTAAGCTATCAGACGGCCACCTTAACAAGTGCCAATCATTACACTTTGACAGGATTGGTCAGAAGCGCTTATGGTACTTATGCCTATAACAAGCCAGCTACGACTAGATTTGTCAGAATTGATGATGCAATTGCCAAAAGTGGTGCGCTAGATTTATCTTTAGTTGGTAAGAGTGTTTACTTTAAATTTACTTCCTTCAATATTTATGGTGGTGGTGAGCAATCTCTAGCTGACGTATCAGCCTACTCGTATCAAATTACGGGTGAATTATTAAAGCTGCCACCTTCTGACGTAAC